CAAGTTTACGATTTATGGTTTCAAGGTCTTTTGGATCTTGATTTTTCAAATTATTTTCATCTTTTGGCTCATCAAATGCAACCATGTCCATAAGATCATCGTCATCTTTTGCTTCATCCATTTCTGCTTTGTCTATTGCTTCTTTAACTTCAGGTAGATTCAATAATTCTTCTAATTTTTTAGTCATACTGTAGTTATTAGCGTCTTTTTGGGTTATGAAATATGTCGTCTTCAGTGAGCACTCTAAACTTAATGCCTTTCTGCCTACACCAAGCACCTGCGGCCTCCCATTTTGCGTTATTCATCACAACTGCCGCCTTGGTTGATATGCCTTGTTTCGATGCATTGATTCTTGTTTGTTTTTTTGGCTTGATTTCAATAAGTTCTGACATGCTTTTTCCGTTTTTGTCTACATATTGAATAAAAAAATCAGGCACATATATTGTGTGTTTACCTGTGAGTGGATTTTGATAAGGTATTTTAATTGATTCGCTTGCCCATTTTGACACACTAGGATTTTCATCACAGAATCGCATGAACACTTGCTCCCAAGATGATCTGTATCTAGGAGTTTTCAATCCCATGTATTTGTCTGGATTTTTTAATGAATATGTACCTGAGGCCCATTTTGGTCTCATTTTTTATCCTAAAATATTTCTTGATACTACATCCGGAGTTGGATTATCTGTTTTTCTTCCTATTAGACTGCTTTTGAACCTATACAGATTCAATATTTCTGCAACAATGTCAGTCAATTCTTGTGGATTTGTTTCAGACAACTGATCTAGAATAGTTAAAGCAGACACATTGTCAATTTTTGCTTGTCTACATATAACATAAGCAATAGTTTCTGCTGATTCATTGGTGTATTCTTTGCCTTTAAAAAATGCAATCACGGCATCAAACTCATCACTGTTAATTTGTATAGATCCATCAAAATAATCACCAAACAAACGCAATGTTTTTTTGGTTAAATTTGTTTCTTGAATAGGTTCAATAGGTAAATTTGTGCTAATACCTTGTCCTGCTGTTGGATTGTAGTTGTTGTTTAAATTTTTATATGCCATTTTATACTGTTGAGTTATTGTATGTAGTCACCACGCCATCATCATCTGTGTATGATTCTGTAACAGTGTCTCCGTCTATTGAAATGCTGTAACTTCCAATTGAATTATTGGCAACAGAATTTACTTCACTTATTTGATTGGCAGGTAGTACTAATGCAACTGATCCAGATTGTGCCAAACTCTTTACTTTTCCTAATGCTTTTGCTCTGTAACCTGCTTTGATTGTGTCAGACAAAGCGTCATAATCAACTTTGATTGTGTTGATATCGTCTGAATTCTGTTGTTCTGTTCTATAAACATAATCTCTTGCTAGTCCATCTAATGCCACAAAGTTATTTGTGAAATATGTGAATGTTTCTTCTGGCGTAAGTAGTCTAGTATCATCTTCTTTAAGGTTGTATGTGTTGTTAAGTGGTTCACTTGCAATCTCATTACTTGGAGTGCCGCTTTCCAATTGATCATCTACTGCATAATTTGTTTGCAAATCTTCTACTAACACTGCTTCTGATTTTGTTTTTCTTTGTTTACGTGGAAAGGACACACCTGGGGAACTTGAACCTCCAATATTTGTGGTTCTGATTCCTGTTATTCCTCTTTTTACTAATCCAGTGATCTCCTCACCTGCGCCACCTTGATATCCACCAGTTCTATAATTTCTATAAATGTTGATTGCTTCTAGTATGCCACCTGGATTGCCAGTGGCTAATTTGTTGATAGCACTGATACCGCCTTCAACTAATCCACCTGTTCCAAAAAGAGAGCCAGTGCCTCCACCTGCTATGCTTAATGGTGACGGAGATTTATCATAATGAAGGTCTGTAAATCCAGTTGGACCTTTTCCTCCAACAGTGCCTTGTTCTATTATCACTGCTTCGTACGCCACAGTCATGCTGTGTCCTAATGTTCCTGTTTCTTGCTGTCCTACAGTGTCATGAGAAAATTGTGTAATAGTAGGCAACACCAAAGTATAATTCACAAAACGTTTTTTACTGATAGTAAAAATTTGTATGTCACGCAAAAATGGCAAAGTCTGATCGTTATCAAATCCCCATCTTGCAGTAAAATCCTGTTTATATCTAGCAGTTGGATCAAATTTAATTTGATTGTATTTGGAATCTCTAAAATAATATTTGTAATAGTCATTGAAGAAGCCAACCACAACATCTGAATTATCATCATGGAAATCTATTTGCACAGGATCATATGTAATTTGTGTTTGCTTTTGCGTTTTTCTATTGTATTGGTTTTGTGTTTCTACATTAAAATTGTAAGAAGGCAAAGTTGCATTTTTAACAAGTTGTCCTAATTCCAATTGATTAGTGCCTGATCCAAACCCACCAGCGCCTCCTAGTTTGTTTATCACAACATAGTATGACCATGGTCTTTTAGGCTCAAGTGCATGACGACCATCAATGTACAGTCGTGATGCATGTTGATAATCCTTAAGAATTTGATTAGGATTAAGTGCTTGTAGGAAGTTGTTAACGAAGTGGGCCATTCAGCCTCCTCAATTAAACTGCTTGAGTAGAACCACCCCCAGTAACCAACGTACCTAATGTTCTTGCTACCGCTGTGCCTATACCAGTTCCTCTTGGTGCCTGTATTGCATTATCATATCTTACTGACAATGTAATTTGAGCAGGATCTGAAGTTGCATAAGCCATTGTATTATAGTTGATGTTCTGTACATAAGCACCGTACAGTTCCCAAGTTTCTAATACAGTAACAGCATTAGCACCATTTCCACCGTCAAGCATTTCAATTCTTGCAGTGAATTTGTAGTCAGTACCACTGGATGCTGAACTTTGTTCGAAGAAATCAAATTGTTTTTGAATCTGTTCACCACACAATTTTGTAACAGAGTTGTTTACATCATCTCTTAAGTTGATTGTGATTGGATCCCATGTGTGTTTACCTGCAAGATATACTCTTGAGTTGTAAACTTCTAAAATTGTTTCATCAAAAGTTAGGTTCGGTCTTGTTACATCGATCACTTGTTTTGTGATTTCAGTTCTAGGAGTTGTTACTCCAAAATTTTCCAATATCAGTCTAAATCTGTATTGGAGTTTTGGCATCAATAGCCCCTGGTTTGACGCTGATTGATCACTTGCCAAAGGTACTGTAAATTTACTTAAAGTTGCTACTGACATATTCTACTCCTTTTTAATATTTATAGTGTCTCTACTATGTTTTTTAATTATACCTTTCCTAACCTTTATAGACCTAATTTGTCGATTTCACCAGTGTTTTTAAGTCTAATCGGAATGAATATAAATTCAACGGATTTGACTGGCTCAATTGCAATGTCTACATGCAGTTCGTTTCTATCAATTCTGCTTGGTGTGTTGTTAGTTGTGTCACACACTACAGCAAAATCAAACAATCCTCTTTGTCCTTGTACTTCTAACAGTAATGATTCAACTGCTTGTTTGATTTCATTTCTTGTTAGTTCATCATTTGGTTCAAAGATGAATGGTTGTGCTAATTTATCAAGTTGACTTCTTAAGAACACCACTAGTCTAGCAACATTGACTCTGTCTAATGCACTTGTGCCACTGTGTCTAGTTTTTTGACCAAATATAGTTAAACCTGAACCAGTTAAGAAACTGATCGGATTCATTCTATTTGATTGTAGTGTGTCTCTTATACCTGAAGATACAGCAATAACTTGTTTTTCACCTGTTGATGATTTAATAAATCCTACTGAAGTTGCGTTGTCAACAACACCTCTTCTAATACCTGCTGGTGCAAACCACGGAAATGCTACATCATCATTTACAGCCAATGCTCTTAGTACCATATGACTTGGTGGAACAAACACATTGTTACCTGCTAGGTCAGTTGTAGTACCCCATGGATAATAAACTGCTGTGAATGAATCACTTGTTACTAGTCCATCTTCATCATTAGTTGCCGATCCTGCGGCATTTGTTGCAAAGTTGCTGATTGCTGTTGAAGTGTTTTCTAATCTAGCAGGAGTGTCACCTACGATAAATGCAGTGTTGCCTCTATCTCCTGACAATGTTACTAGTTCATCAATTAGTTCAATGTAACCAGGCACTGCTAAAACGTTGAATTCACGTTGCTCTTCACGTAATTGTGTGTTAGAACTTACTGCCGCTTGTAATTGTTTTACAACAATTTGTCTTTGTGCTTTTCTTCCCATGAACGGAGCACCATTTGACTTGTTACCACTTGCAGTTACCCAAGCATCTTTTTCTTGTGGAAGATTTGGATAAGTTGTTGTAGAACCAAAATTGCTTCTTGTGAAGTAATCTTTTCTAAATTGTTTTACAACATACCCTGATCTTCTTGTGTTGAATAACAACATACCTTTTGGATACAATGCTGGATCAGGTCTATCAATATCTAAGTTGTCACTTGTTAATAATGATTTGATAGTTGGTGGTGTTTTTGTAATAACGTTGCTATCTGAATCTAAATGGAATCTTGCATCAGCAAATAATATTCCATCCTCTGATACTTGATCAGTGTTATCGATCAACACCCATTTTTCACCATCAACTTTTGAATCATCATATCTGTAAATTTTTGGATAATTTTCTAAGTCTGAAGTGTTTACCCAAATATCTCCATTTA